GTCTAGAAAATACACGGTCTTTAGCTCCAGTAACAGATTTTGCTTTACTTAACGAAGTTGATATAATAGGCGCTTTTGGCGACTTGCCTTTGTCTGACCTGCGTTATCGTTTAGTTAACGTTAATAAAATACTTGGTGATGAATCTTTTTCTGAGGTCACTGAAGTAATTGTTAAAGCAAGCGAAGAAGTTAATCCTGAAGCAACTTCAAGAGTTCTTAGCGAAATAGAGGCATCTCTACCTGTTAATGAATCAGCTGTTCAAGAAGTAGACCAACCTTATTCTCGTACTATGACGTTTAGTAATGTTAAAGGTGATGTAGCCACACTTGTGTACTTTTATCGATACTACAAAGGTATATGGCGTAAAGCATTTGAGTATAACAACCCTGATATAGGACCTATACAAAACTTTGTAGACGACACCGAAGACATTGAAGCAAATGAAGAGTTTGACGCTTCGCTAATAAGCTCATTTTATGGCACATACCAGTACGTGTATACTTATTATAACAGCGCAGACGGAACAGAGTCAGCACCAAGCCCTTTGTCTGCGGAGCTAGAAGCTGAAGGTGGTGTTATAGAAGTTACAGGTATAACACCTAGTTCAGATCCGCAAGTAACTAATATTCGACTATATAGAGTAGGCGGTAACATAGCACAGTTTACTTTAGTTACAGAACTAGATGCAACAGCTACAGACTTTACGGATAACCTTAGTGATACTGAAATTGATGGTCGCTTACTGTCATCAGACAACTACTCAGCTGCTCCTACAGACTTGCGTTACTTAGCTGAGTCGTACGCAATGCTATTTGGTGCGGTGGGTGATAACTTACGCTTTACACCAATTGGTAAACCTAACGCATGGCCACCAGAGTACAGTATAGCTTTTGAAGATACAATTACTGGTATCGGTCCGGTGGCTAACGGTGTTATTGTTTGTACTAAGTTTAAAACATACATTGTAACGGGTACAGGTCCGCTATCGTTAGCTCAACAGTCTTTAAGCGGTGACCAGGGTTGTGTTGCTTATGAGTCTATACAACAGATAGGCCCATCATTAATTTGGGCCTCCGCAGAAGGCCTGTGCGTGTCTTCTGGTAATAATGTGACTAATATTACTAAGGACAAATTAGGACGTCTAAATTTGATTCCTGTGGACTCTGTCGTTGACGATGAAGTATATTATTGTCACAATTCTGACGGTTCAACGTTAGCTTGGGATTTTAGATTTGGCAACATACCTAAGTACTTAGCTTTAGACATAGCTCAAGTTTCAGTAGCTAATAGTGAACTGTACGGCTGGTTAAATGGCGAAATGTTTAAGTTGTTTCAAAGTACTAATAGCTTACCGCTTACTTACGTGTCACCTCGATTTGTTGAGGGTACTATTACGGAGCTAAAAACTTATAAAAAGTTTCACATTTACGCAAAAGGCGATATAATATTAAAAATATTAATTAATGATGCTGTTGTATTTACTAAGAGTCTTACCGGTGAAAATGACTTTCAACTACAAGTACCACAAGAAAAACAACGTGGTAACTTTATTCAAGTTGAAATTACTGGAACAGGTGAGGTTTACGAGTACGAATACGTAGCAGGACGAGACCGCAATGGCTAATGAATCTTTAATTCAAATACCGCCTAACGTTGCAGAGCCTATTGTTCTGCAACGCGTTTTACTACGTGTTGTAGAGCAGTTAGACTTAATTACAGGTGCCCGTGGTTCTGATGGGTTACAAAGCCAAGTAAATGAACTTAAGAAACAAGTTAAAGCACTTGAGGCGCAATTAAATGAGTGAACTAGCTTTAGTACAAGCAAAAGTAGACGCGTTGTTTGACCCAGCTGTACCGTTAATAGACCGCATAAACGACTATGAAGCTTATGTGTCTGATTACCCTCAAATAACTATTCCTGTTAAACATGAGTTTATTGACGGGCTTTACAAACGCGAGATAGTGTTTCCAAAAGGGACTTTAGCTACAGGTAAACTACACCCTGTTGATCACATGGATGTGATGCTCGAGGGTTCAATGCTAATAGCCACTGAAGAAGGTATGATAAGAATTAACGCTCCATGTACTTTTGTATCAAGAGCAGGTCACAAAAAAGCGGGTATTGCACTTACACAAACGCGCTGGATCTCTTATCACCCTACATCTGCTACAACAGTAGAAGAAGTTGAAAAAGAAATTTTTTGTCAAGAGTACGATATTAAAGCACCTTGTAGTAACATTACAGCAGACAATGAAGATTATAAAGCTCTACTCACCGAGATTCAAATGGCTGAGTGGGAAGTACAAAAGCAAGTGCAAAATACAACAGACCAAATGCTAATGCCCGATGGTTATGAGGTAGAGATGTTTGACTCGCCCATTCACGGTAAAGGCATGTTTAGTTGTACTGAGTTTAAAGCAGGTGAACTAATTGCTCCAGGTAGACTCAACGGTCTGCGGACTCCTATAGGTCGCTATACTAATCATTCTGTAAATCCTAACGCTGAGATGAGAAAAAACTCTCAGGGTGACATTTACTTATATGCGTTGAGGGACATAACAATGGAAGAACTAACAACTGATTATCGAACAAGTCTACGGGAGGCCTTATGTCAGGTGTAGCTACAGCAGTAATAGGTAGTGCCATAATAGGTGGCGTAGTATCAAGTAATAGCGCTGACAAAGCTACAAAATCTGCAGAAAGACAAAGCGCAGACGCTATTGCTTTTGAGCAACAAAAGTATGACGATTGGAATGCTACTTACGGTCCACTGCAAGATAACTTAGCTGAGTACTATAACAATATTACGCCAGAGTATTATGAGACAATTGGTCTTGAAGCTTTTCAGCAAGAGCAAGAAGCTGCAATGGCACGTATTGATGAGAGCTTAGTTCAACGCGGTATAGACCCAAGCTCCGGTATTGCAGCCAGTTTAGAAGCACAGACTGAACTAGATGCAGCTGAAGGTAGAGCAGAAATTAGACGCGATGCTCCACGACAAGCTGCTGAAGATAAGTCGAGATTCTTGCAAATTGGCTTAGGTCAGAATCCTGGGCAGTCTCTGTCTCAAACTTTGTCTAATCAAGCTTCTGCATCACAGCAACGAGCAACAATGCAGCAGCAAGCAGCAGGCCAAGCAGTAGGTTCAGCTATTGATACTGTAGGTACAGCTTTAGTTGACTACGCTAATACGCCACCTGCAGCTGTTAAGCCGCCACCGGCCCCAATGATAACAACAGGAGCATAAAATGTCAGCATATATAGGTGCAGGTATAGCTAAAGGTGCACAGTCTGTCGGTCAGTACGCACGTGAAGCTCCAGAGCGCAATTTGCGCATGCAAGAAGCACAAAACAGACAACAACTGTCACAGCTTAAACTTAATGAGTATCAAGCACAGTCTCCTATGAGACAAACCGCTAACGACGTAGAAATGCAAAACCTAAAAAATGAGCTACGCGCAAGTCACGCTCAAGGTTTACAAGCTAAAACGTTTGATGCTTTTACTCGTTATCAAGGTGATCGCAATGTTCGACACTTAAACAACTTTTTTACTGAAGCTAAGAAAAACCCACTTGGTGCTAGCATGTACCAAGACATGGTGCGTGTTGACCCTGTTGACAGCCCAGGCGGTGCAGCTCTTTTAAAACAAGCTGGCATAAAGTCCGATGAGTTTGTTAAAGATGGCACTAACATGGTAATATCTACACGTACTGACGGTTCGCAAGTACTATTAGATATGAACAACGTGTATGCTTCAACAGGCTTTACTAAGCATATGGATGATGCAGCGCTACAACGTGCAAGCGTAGAAGCTTTGAACACTCAACGTTTACGCACAGGAATGTCTTCAGGGCGTATAACTGATACTAATCGCTTAGCTGATTTAATTAGCGAAGAAAATCCAGACTTAAGCAAGCAAGAAGCCTGGGAGCAAGCTAGTAATATACTTAAGCCTAACTCAAGCGGAGGTTCTGAAACTGAACGCATGGCTAAAGAGATACAAGCAAGTAATCCGGGTATGTCTTTAACAGATGCTTATGCTGAAGCTGTTGCTATGAAAAAAGAAGGTGGCTCGTATAAAGAGCGTTTAGCTACTAAGCGTGATAAAGGCACTTCAACGTCGTCAGAAGAGCAACTACACTCTGAGTCTATACGCTCATCAGACCAAGTTAAGATAGACGAAGTTAACACTGCTAAAGCAAAGCTTGATAAAATGTTTGATGACGATTTTCTTGAAGCAGATATGACTACAGCTAAGAATCGTAACTTAGCTAGTCGTCATATGTCTAGAGTAGAGCAAGAATTCCCGATGAACGTAGCAGACCGCAAAGTCGCTAAAGAAATCAGACAGCTTACATCGCTAGGTAATGTTGCAGGTTCTGAAATTACAGACCAACAAGCAGGTCCTATTGATAGCTTAATTCGTGGTGTTAAAAAGTATGTCTCAAACGATGTAGAAGGTACTGCAGGCACAGCTGCTTATGAAGCTTTTCGTAACACTTTACGGCACGCACTTTACGGTGCTACTGTTAGTTCAGGTGAGACACAAACTTTTACGGCTGCAATGGGTAGTTTGTCTGAGCAAAAAGGTCCGTTACTTGTTAAGCTTAAAACTCAAATGGAAGACTTGAAAGAGCAGCTTAGCAGTGTTTATGACATGAACGACCCGTATGTAGCTAAGTATCGTCTTAACATGGACCAAGACAAGTTAGCTGACGTTATTTCTGCTATTGACGAGCGCATTGAAATGATGGACGGCTTAAGTTCAAAAAGTGAAGATGTAATTACGCCTAAGTTAAGCATTCAAGAGAGGTACAACAACCGATGAAAGCTACAATTCAAGAACTAAAGGACTCGTTTAAAGTCGGTTACGAAGCTTATGAGCCCTCACGTAAAGAAGCTAACGAAGCTTGGGACTTGTACCACAACAGACATTATACTGACGAGCAACTAAGTATATTAGCTAATCGTGGTCAGCCTGCAGAAACGTTTAATGTTATCAAATTGTTTGCGCGCATGCTTGTGGGTTACTATTCTACTATAGTTAATACTGTAGTAATTAGTCCTACAAATCCACGTGACATTGATACGGCTAGCATTCTTAATGACACAGTTAACAACGTATTTAAGGAAAATCGTTTTGACATTGAAGGCGATACTATTAAGCTTGGTGGCATGGTTTCAGGTTTACTTTGTAGCTATACAAACGTTGTCGATACAGGACAAAAAGATTCTTTTGGCCGGCCTATTAATCGTATTGATACTCACCACGTCCCAGATTCTCAGTTAGTTTTAGACCCTATGAGCGTTATGGATGACTATTCAGACGCACGCTTTTTACACCGCTTCAAGTGGATGTCTCAAGACTCTGTTATTCGCACTTTTGGTAAAGCTAAAGCGGATAAGCTTGTGGCGTACTATAACCACTTAAATGTGGATGAAGCTGAGTTTGAATTTAACTACGGTCAGCCATACACGGGCTATTACCGTGTGTTTGATAATTACTTAGTTGTACATTCAGTAGTTGAAGAAACTAGTGGTAAAAGCTACTCTTGTTTCTGGTGTGGTGATATCATGCTAGAGAAAAAAGAAATTACGTTTAAGAAAACTCGCTGGCCGTACAGAGTTCAACGTATTCACAGTTCAGACCGCGTAGAGTACTACGGGATATTCCGCGAAGTGCTTGAGTCACAACGTGCGCTAAACCAGGCAGTGCTTAAGATACAGCTAATGGTTAACTCAGAAAAAGCATTTGTTGAAGAAGGCGCAGTAGATAACATTGATGACTTTACAACTGCTTTTAACAGAGTTAACGCTGTAATTGAAGTACGCAAGCTAGGTGGTATTAAGCTTGAAAATATGTCAAAAGATGTACAAGACCAGTACATAATTATCGACCGTTCACTTGACCGCATTCAACGTGTGTTAGGTATCAACGATAGTTTCTTAGGCATGGCATTTGCTTCAGACAGTGGCCGCAAAGTTAAACTACAGCAAAACGCGACTATAATGTCACTTAGATATATTACGGCGCGCATGGAGAGCTTTTACTCTAGCTTAGGTCAAGATATTGCTGACTTAGCTTCACAGTACTACAATGCTAATCAAATGATTATGGTTAGCGATGAAGTTGTAGGCCAACGCTGGATTGAAGTTAATAAACCTATGATGGAGTTCAGTGGTCAAATGGGTGCAGATGGTCAACCTATAATGCAACCTATTCTTTTGCCTATGACTGACCCAGGTAGTGGGGAAATCATGGAAGATGAAGAAGGTAACATTATATTAGCTCCGGTATCTGAAGAAGGCTCAGACTTTACGTTTTTAGACTTCCAGGTTAACATTGAAGCTAATTCATACAATGATGAAGATGAGAAAGCACAACTAATGCTAGAGACTGTTATGTCTGGCCAAGTAGGCCAAATGGTGTCTCAAGTAAATCCTGCTGGTTTCTTCCAGATGGCTGCGCTAAGTATTAAGAGCACTAAAACTAAGTACTCACCTAATATGGCAACCATACTTGAACAAACTGCGCAGATGCTTAGTGGTGACCCTGCTGCAACACAAGAAGCGAAGATGGGCGCTGGCGGTGGACAACAAGCAGGGTCGCCCAAAAGTAAAGCATTAAAGTTACCTACAAACACTAACGAGGGAGTTGAGTAATGGGTATTGAATCCGTACTAAAAGCGGGCATTAACGCGCTACCAGAAAAAGCTAAGTTTAAAGGTCAACAAGTACCTAACGCGCTTAAAAAGATGGGCGTTAAAGACGAAGAGCTAAAGTTTGCAGATATTGAGATTAGGCCTGATGAGTCTTATACTAAAGCAGATTTACAAAAGTTAGAGAGTGGTCGCAAAGATACTTTCGGCAAAGTGCAAGTAGAAAACCCAAGCTTCCAGTGGGTTAGTTTAGAGAAAGGTCGGTCAAACCCAACGTACAAAGAAAACGTCTATACGTTTGCTGAAGGCACGGGACCAACAGGCACGGGACCTAAGCAAGCTGACGTGGAGACAGTGAAAGCAAAGGTAGCAAAGTACAATGAGTTAGCCGCTCAAGACCATAC